TCTTCCGGATCAGGACGCAGGGATACAAAGACGCCCGGTTTGTGATCCGTAAAGATGGCACCCTGAACAAGAAGTCGCTGCTCGAGGCCGTGTCCCTGTGCGTCTTCCGTATCCAGAACGAGAGGTACAGGAAGGGCGTCCTCGAGACCAACAAGGAAATGTGGAACCGGATGTTCAACATGTCTCCTCGAGAGTTCACAGACTGCTACAAGGTCTGGATCGAACTGTCTCAACGTGTCGAGGGCAAGGTCACGGTCACGTTCGAAGAGCATCGCGGGTGGGCTTTCCGTATGAAGAAGACAGTCAGGATGTCAGAGTTGGGGGCTTTGATCGAGAAGGTCAAAGAGGTCTCTGATAGCTTCAAAAAGTTCGGAGAGTGATATGACCGAGTTCGAACGCATCAACCAACCACGGGTGGAGAAGATCCACAAGATGATCGACGTGATCGAGAAGTCAGCCAAGTCGAACAAGGTAGATCACATGCCTATCCTGTCCTGTGTTGCTGATCGATTGAAGGGGTCAGAAGAGATACCTACACCAGAACCTGATAAAGATCGGCAACAAACATCGGCAAAACCTATCAATAGTCAGCTTGCCTTCATGGATGCTGTCAGGACGTTGCCTTTGCAGTATCTGGTGGATGCCATGCATGTGATTGTCGCTCGGATAGACGAGGAGCTGTACGGAAGACGGAAATAGGTCTCACGCGCAGGTAGACCAAAAAAGAAGGCCGGGGAAATCAATCCTCGGCCTTTTTCTTTGTCTGGGTTTTAGCTAGGGTAAATCTAAGACGTCCTAGTGTCTTCAACTAAGCCTACCCTTATAGGGTATTGGCTCGGGCGGAACGCCCTCGCAGGGTACACATATCCAAACAATCCGTCAAGAAAAAAATACCACTACTAAGGTAAAAATAAGGGTTGATAAGCCTCATAACTTCGGCTACTTCTTACCCTAAGAAAGGTATGGAGACGAAGAATGAAGAAAATCAAATACCTAGAAGAGCGTGACCGGAAGGCTGGCACGTCCTACGTCGTGAACCCACCAAAGTATGTCCGTGATGTCACTGGTCGCACATATCAGTCTTTTGGTCCGGATCGGGCTGCTGCAGTCCGCTATGCCAAGAAGGTCGCAGACGAGTTTGAGACCAAGCGCCGTCTGGAAGAGACAGGGACGATCAAGATCGATCCTACATCCGTGGCCGGTCTGGTTTCGAACTACTACCAGTCTGCAAACTATTTCCAACTCAAGCCAAACAGCCAGCAGGCCTACCGGACACAGATCAAACTGGCTCTGGAGACGGTCCTGCCGGGATACAAGGTGCCTTTTGGACAGCTCAAGGCCTCCACAGTCGATGTGACGATGGCTCGGTCCTTTCACACGACGATCTGGAAGGAAAAGAGCCAGCATGCAGCCAACCAGACTGTCAAGGTTATGAAAGTCGTCTGGAATGTCGCCTTCGACCAGCAGAAGGTCACAGGTAACCCTTTCACCCGTGTGAAATGCAAGTCCACGCCCTCGAGAACCGTTCTCTGGACACCGGAGCAGATCACCCGGTTCATGGAAGCAGCCGACGATCTGGACCTGTCTGTGGTCGGGGATATCCTGATCGTGTGTCACCAGCTCTGTCAGCGTCCTGTGGATATCAGGAACCTGAAATGGAGTGCCTATCAGGGTGGCCGGTTCCAGATCACCCAGAGCAAGACAGGTACACATCTGCGACTGTCTTCGACCCCTGACATCGAAGCCCGTCTGGCTGGTCGTGTGCGTGGCAAAGACGACGACTTCATGTTCATCTACCCGGTCACAGGCAAGCCATTTGACCGCCGTTTATTGGCGCGTAAGGCCCAACTGATCCGGGAGCATGCTGGACTTCCCAAGAACCATTGGGTGGCTGACATGCGTCGGACAGGGGCCACAGAGCTGGCTGAAATGGGTGCCACCGAAGACGAGCTTCGTGCTGTCACCGGACACAAGACCCGCCAGATCCTGAATACCTACGTCCAGCTTGGGGGTGGCATCGCCCAGCGCGGGATGGAGAAGCGTGTCAGCCTCACGGGTAGGGCATCGAAGAAAACTGAAACCAAACCAATCCAGCAGCCAGATATCACGAAGCTGTTGGGGTGAAAGGAGAGAAAACATGACCAGAGACGAAATTGTACAGCATCAACAGCGCCTAAAAGCATGGCGCGAGACAGAGATTGGGAAGCTGTTTGAAGCCTACACCAATAACTTAGGTATCGCATGGGTAGTTGATAGCACCTCCAACAGCACGACCCGCATGAAAAGAGAATGGGACAAGGCCGACAATGCCAAGAAAGCCTTCCTCGACAAACTGACCGAGCTGACCGGGATCGAGCATCCTTACAAGGAGCTTGGATGATGATTGACTCGGAACTTATGCAAGCCCTGATCGAAGACGGCGAGAAATTGAAGCAGCTCACTGGAGAGGATCACGGCCCGTACTTCGTAGACGAGTGGCCTGCCCCAATAGGGAGCGTAGATGACGTCTCCCAAGAGCTTGAGGCCCTCTGTGCAGAAGGGAAGATCACTGTGTCCTACGCAGATGAAGTGGCCCAGAGGCTGTATTTAGCGGCCCACGGATTGAACAAATAACCAACCTAGCAGACAGACCAAGGAGAAAGACATGAGACTGGAGTACGGAAAATACTACCGCACCCGCGATGGCCGGAAGATCGGGCCGATGCGTAATATCAAGGGCGACTTCTATGAAAAGGGTAAAAGTAAAGGAACGGACCCTGAATGGAAATCCGACGGCACACACAAACCCAGCCTTGGTATGACCGAGGTCGACGACCTGATTTCTGAATGGGTAGATCAGGAAGAGTGGACAATCTTCAACAACAAGATCCCGTTCGGTCTGCTGGAAGAGGGGCAGCAGCAGAAGCTCAAAGAGTGGGATGGGCCTTACATGTACCACTCTCGGATGAAAGGCGACTGGCATACTGTTTCTGGGACAGGTCCGGGGTGGTATCATGAAGAGGTCTACCGCGCTGTCTCCAAGCCGGAAGAGACTGTCGAAGAGCAGGTCAAAGAGACCGCTCTGAAACAGCTCTGGGAGCTTCTCGGGGCTAACAACCAGACACAAGCTGTAAATAAGCTCAAGCGCCTGATGGATGGTATCGAGCGTATCAGGGAGGCTGCAAATGTCCTCGACTGATATCACCCGCCGAGCTGCCGTACGCCCCTGCACATGTCGGGGGTGTGACGGAGACATCGAACCGGGGGAGGATTGCATCTACACCTATTCCCCCCGCAACCGAGGCCAGCACATCTATTTCTGCCTGTCGTGTGGACGCCTGATTGGGAAATTGGCCAAGCCTCTGAAACGAGTTCTGAAAGGAGAGAAAGATGGGTGATCGTGAACTTATAAATCAGCTACGTAACAGTAAAGGGTGGCCGACGCTTGGCAATGCAGCCGCTGACCGCATCGAAGCCCTCAAAGCCCATATCGCCAAGGCGGATGCGCTGGCGGAGGCTCTTGTCCTGATGCGGAACACGTATCCTTACAATCCGCCATGCCACGACTGGCAAGAGAAGGTTGAAGCCCACAAAGCTGCAAAATCCGCCCTAGCCGCCTACCGAGAAGGGTCCGAGACATGACTACCCTCACAGGAAAGACGCTGATCGATCTGGGCTACAAACCCGGACCTTGGTTCAAGGACGCTCTGGCCCAGCTGGACGAAGACATGGACGAGAAGCAGATCATGGCGATCTGCGATCCTCTGGTTCCGAAACACCTTCCTCTGACCGAGGGGTTCCATCCTGACGTCTTCCTGACGCCGGAGACCGATCTGGAGATTGAGAACTTCGAAGGTGTCATGTCAGCGATGCAGGAGCTTACCTGTGTCCCCACTGTTGAGCGGGCTATGGTGATGCCTGACGCCTGTCCTGCCGGGACTATCCCTGTGGGTGGCGTGGCTGCAGCTCGTGATGCAATCCATCCGGGCTGGCACTCTGCCGATATATGCTGTTCGGTCATGGCCACGAAGGTGGACGGTATGACAGCCAAGGAGCTGCTCGATCTGGTTCACGAGAACACCCATTTCGGACCCGGTGGCCGGGATCGGTTTCGCATGTCTGACTATCTAACCGCCTGCATGCTGGGGAACATGTTTCTCCAAGATCTGGTGGACGTTGGACACTACCACATGGGGACACAGGGCGACGGAAACCACTTCTCCTACGTCGGCCACGATACATCTGGACAGCTCTGGCTGGTAACCCATCATGGGTCTCGTGGGGTAGGGGCCAAGCTCTACAAGAAGGGTATGCAGGTCGCTGAACGGTTTCGTCAGAAGCTGTCTCCAGAGACACCCAAGGGCAGCGCATGGATACCCACTGACAGCGTGGAAGGTTTCGAGTACCGGAACGCTCTGCAGATCGTGAAGATGTGGACGATGGAGAACCACCTGACTGTCCACAACCTAGCCCGGAAAGAGCCGTCGATGGAATACGACATGTGGACGATCCACAACTTCGTATTCCCAAAGGATGGACTCTGGTGGCATGCGAAGGGTGCGACACCCGGTTTCGAAGGACCGGCGCTGTTACCTCTGAACATGTCGGAGCCAATCCTGATCCTCGACGAGGCACGAACAGGCTGGCTTCCTCATGGGGCAGGCCGGAACATGAGCCGTACACAGTTCAAGCGTCTGGGGATCGAAGACGACGTGTCTGAATACGATATCCGGTTCTGGTGCGGGAACCCGGACCCATCCGAGCTGCCCAGCGCGTACAAGCCTGCCAGCAAGGTTTTGGGGGATCTGGATCAGTACAAGCTTGGCCGTCTGGTTGGGCAGATCAATCCCTATGGCTCGATCATGGCCGGGGACTGGGAGAAGGACAAACCGTGGAGGAAGGGGGCATGAGAGACCTCTCGATCAAATGTGAAAACTGCATCTACTGGCTCAGAAGTATGTACCAATTCAAGGGAGAGTGGACGGAGGCGAGGTTTGGCTCTTGTCGACGCTATCCACCGGTCACTTCGGAACCTCAGAAAGTGTCGGATTTCCCGAAGACATTCGAAACTTCTGTCTGTGGGGAGTTCAAAGAAAAGGGTTGACCAAGGGTGTCTCTTAAGGTAACAACTCCGTACCTAATAGACGGAGGCACCAATGAAAGCACTATTGATGGCAGGGGTTGTTATGGCCTCTGCCTCTTCTTTTGACAGCGTCAAGGTGTGGCGTGGGGACTTCCCCGGAGACCATGGCCATGTCAGCTATGTCGAGCTGCACGAGCCTACGATGGAAGGCGCAGCAGCCACCATCACCTTCCAGAACAAGACCGTCCATTCGGGCGACGAGACGTTCACTCTGTCGTGGAGCGGGATCGACGTCGTGATCGAACTGGAGAAGGACGTGGACAACTGGACACCTGAACAGATCACGGTGATCGAGTCCCCCGGATATGCAGCTGAACCCCGGTCTATTGTTGTTCAGGAAGACAGCACCGGCCAGATCCACCTCTTCCCATTTTTCGGGGCGTGACATGAGCAAGAAGACACACGACCTGTCTGTGAAGGTATCCACCTACACGGACGACATGGGCCAGCAGAGGACACGTTGGCAGAGGATCGGGTCTGTTCTGGAGGGGCAGTACGGACCCTACATTCTACTTGACCGTCATATCAACCTTGCGGGGTTACCCGGAGAGGGTCCGGTGACGGTGTCTATGTTTGATAACGCAGGACAGCGATATCAATCTGGTGATCCTCCGGGGACAGTTCAGACTGGCTCCACGGGGTCTTACCCCGGACAGAACCGAGGCGTCGACCTCGACGACGAAATACCCTTCTAACCTAACAGACCAAAGGAAAGACACATGACTCAATTCACGAAATACATGCACCTTGAGCGGTTCGGCACCTCGTCAGTGAACGGGATCGAAGTAGGCACGACATACGTGTTCCCGAAGCTCGACGGGACCAATGCCAGCGTTTGGCTGGGAGAAGACGGGGAAGTGAAGGCAGGCTCTCGTAACCGCGATCTGTCAGTCGAAGGTGCTTCTGACAATGCCGGATTCCGGGCTTTCGCTGAGAGTGATCAGGCTATCGAAGAGCTTCTCTTGGCGCATCCTAGCTGGATAGTCTACGGCGAATGGCTTGTTCCTCACAGCCTCAAAACCTACCGCGATGATGCGTGGCGTCGGTTCTACGTCTTCGATGTCTTCGACGGAGAGAAGTTCCTGACGTACGACGAGTACAAGCCTGCGATGGATCAGTTCGGCCTCGACTATCTGGCCCCAATTGCCATCGTGAAGAACGGCAACCATGAAATCTATCAGGGGTGCCTCGACCGGAATACCTTCCTGATCCAAGACGGCAAGGGCGTCGGTGAGGGCATCGTGATCAAGAACTACGACTTCGTGAACCGTTGGGGGAACGTGGTCTGGGCAAAGATCATCACGAATGCCTTCAAGGAAGAGGCCCACAAGGTCATGGGAAGCCCTCTGGTAGGCCAGCAGACGGTCGAAGAGAAGATCGTTGATACGTACGTCACGGATCACCTCGTCCAGAAGACCTTCGCAAAGCTGTCCAACGAAGAGGATGGCTGGCACCAGCGCAAAATCCCCCAGCTCCTCGGGATGGTCTGGCATGACCTGATCACGGAGGAAATCTGGGAGGCGATCAAGAAGTTCAAGAACCCGAAGATCGACTTCGGTAACCTGAACCGCCTCTGCAAAATGAAGACGAAGCAAGCTCTGCCGGAGGTGTTCTGATGTCATACGGACCATTCTATGCAGCCCGAGACAAGGTAACCGGCAAGCTATTCACCAGCCTTCGGGGAAAACAGGTGTTCAACTCGAAAGGCTCTCTGAGCAATGCTCTGGGGCAACGCCAGAAGCGGGAACGTCTTTTCAACCGCTCCGACGTCGAGGTGTTCGAAATCTCGATGATCGACACTGACCGGCTTAATAAGCTTCTGGAAGCGGAGAAGTGGGCAAATAGCCTTGAGGCAGCTGGAGTAGATAATTGGGACGGCATCAGCTACGCCTACGAACTTATGGGAGAGCTGGAATGATCGAAGCAAAACTGATTGACCATATGGGAAGTGATCTTACCGTGGTGCAAAGTGCAAGGGTCTCATACGGGAAACGCTCCGAAGAGTTTACCGACAAAGACGCCAACCTGATCAAGTTCTTGGCTCGTGGGATGTCTTCGAAGGACTTCGGTAACCTCGTAGACGAAGTTATGCTCGAGGCAGACGCAGCGGAGGAAATCGAAGCGATCCTGAAAGACTTCCGGAACGTCCCTCTGCACAAGTCCCCGTTCAACCATGCCTTCGCCACCTTCCACTGCAAGGGGCCGATCTATGTCGCCCGTCAGCTGGTGAAGCACGAGTACATGCCGTGGAATGAGATTTCTGGTCGGTATGTCGAGTTTGAGCCAGACTTCTTCGTGCCGGAGCAGTTTCGTTCTAAGGCTACAGACAAGAAGCAGGGTTCTGGAGAGCATCTGTGCTGGGGTCTCAACCACGACGCTAGAAGTGAAATGATGGATCTTCATAATGCTGCGTACAAGGCATATAAGCGCCTTCTTGGTCTGGGTGTCTGCGAGGAACAGGCTCGAGGTGTCTTGCCTCTGAACCTTATTACCGAATGGTACTGGTCTGGTTCTCTGGGGGCGATTGCCAAGATGTGTCAGCACCGCATCCGGACAGACGCACAGGAAGAGACCCGGATTATCGCCAACCAGATCGACGAGCAGATGAAAGAGCTGTTCCCGGTCAGCTGGGCGGCTCTGGTGCATGGGGAGTACTAAGATCAGGCCCTTCGGGGCCTTTTCTTTTTTCTATTGACACCTCACAAAGGTAATAGTAAGGGTTACGCACCTAACAGACCTAGAGGTGAAATCATGAACGTAGAAGCATTGACTAAGGTTGCTGAGTGGCTCGAGGGAGGCGCGAAGCATGTGACAGATGATGGCCGGGTGACAGGCTTTCACATGGAGTACTGGGTGTCTGAGAAGGACGCTATGTGTGAAGACGATGCCGCAATGCCTTGGGTAGGTGAGTGCGGATCTGTGATGTGTATCGGAGGTGCCTTGGAGCAGTTCTCACGGGAAACAGGGACACCTGCGGATCTTGACTACGGTTTATCAGGAGACGACGTGGGTTTGGACAGCGATGTTGCACACGACCTGTTTTATCCGTGGGATTCCGACTCTTGGACGCATCGCATTTCACCAGAAGACCTCAACCCGGAAAACTGCGCCAAGGTGATCCGTCACCTGATTGCGACCGGCGAGGTGGACTGGTCGATCATCGCACCGGCAAAAGAGGAGGTCTCGGCGTGACCCCTCAAGAGGTTTTGGACACGGTCTACGAGCGTATCTCCGATCAGGGCAGGCAATCTACCACGGCGACAGGTGCGTGCCGCTATCGCGGCGTGGACAACACCGCATGTGCGGTAGGGTGTCTGCTTGACGACGATACCGCAAGAGAATGGGACAAACGGCAGTGGAAAGGTCTCCACGCTATTTGGGATCACTACGGAATTCCGGGGTGGATGGAGCCTTCGTACGCTCTTCTGGCGTCTCTACAAAACGCACATGACTCCTACTACAGAGGAGACGATGGGGATTTCCGGGATTATTGGGACCGGAAAATTAAGGACATTGCAGATCTGTACGACCTCGAAAGCCCGGTCCCGGAATACGAGGATCTGTGATGGATCGGTATCTGATCTTCTGCACATCCCGACGTCTCTGGTGGGGACCGAACAGGGCAGGTTACGTCAGTAACGTGGCAAATGCGGGTGTCTACACCCTGATCGATGCCAAGGAAATCTGCGACTCAGCTAACGGGCATCTGACCCCTGACCAATCCCCAGAAGAAATACCTGTGCCGATGGAGCTGGCGCAGGCCCTTTACCAAAACAGGAGAACATCATGAAAAAGAAACTTGAACTCTTTGCGTATGCTGCAGCGGCCATTGCTATGGTAGGTGTCGCGGTTGTCTCGTTCGCACAACCGGCCAATGCAGACCTCTGGACGCTGTATAAGAACAGCAAGCTCGAGGAGTCCCCTTCTGTGGCTCACCGGGTAAACGCAATGGGCTATGACGTCCGTGTCTACGAATTCAAGCCGAAAACTCAGCCGGATTACACCTGCGTCATGGCATTCGGCCAGACCAACCCTGTCGGAATGCAGTGTTTCCCGGATCAGCAATAACAGAACAAAAAGTATCTTAGATCAGGCCCTTCGGGGCCTTTTCTTTTGGTGTAATAATAGGTGGAGTGGCTAGTGTAGTGGATATTTTTGGGTGGTATCCACGGATTTTCACATTAAAAAAATCAACAAAATCAGGCGGTTGGTAGGCCCGGCAGGACTTGAACCCGCAACCAAAGCGTTCAGATCCTTTCCTTTTCCATCAATAACTTACATATCCACGGTAGGGGCTACGTACCTCCACTGGGTAGTTGACAGGGTATCTGCTAAGGTAGTATAAACCTCGGGCGTTTTCCCTACATGGAGAGTACTATGGCCACCTTCCGGGAGCAAAAAGAGTTTGTGGAAAGCCTCAAAATCCGCGAGGGTGAGAGTAGGCGGATAAACTGCCCCTTCTGTGGTGGTGGAAAAACATTTACAGCTGATCGTGTGTCTGGAAAACTCTTTTGGAACTGCTATAAAGCTTCTTGTCCATCAAAGGGAACAGTGGACACAGAAATGTCGAGCGAGACAATTCGGAAACGACTTGAGCAATCGGAGGAAAGGACTCCGAATAGGAAGAGTACTCCCCTGCCAGTAATTACCTCAAATGTCAGGAACCACCCTGCTGCGATCAGGTATCTGGAGTCGGTAAATTCTCTGTTCGCGGTGGAACAAGGTCTAGTAAAGGTGCGGTACTTACCGGCGGATAATCGGGTGGCGTTTTACACGAAAGACGGAGAGGGATGTGTTGCTCGGTCTCTTTCTGGTCAGAAACCTAAGTGGAAAGTCTATGGCGAAGTGGATGGTATAATGCAGATCGGCACGGGAGGTACTGCGGTAGTTGTCGAGGATGTGGCATCTGCGTGTTCAGTTTCTCGCATGTTCCCTAAATGTTCAGGTTGCGCGATACTAGGAACCCATGTTACTACCCTAGCTAGAAGACAGTTAAGGCGTTTTAATGAGGTGGTAATTGCTCTCGATAAGGACGCTTCTAGGAAGGCCCTTCGGCTAAAGGGGATGTTTGAAAGCCGGGTTCCTACTAGAGTTGTTCTTCTCGAGGAAGACTTGAAATACGCAACGCAAAAAGATTTGGAGAGACTGCTATGAAAGCTCGTGGTGTAATAGTAATTGATTATGACTTCCCCGGAAGTTTGACAGACATCGCCAAGGAACAGGCACGTCTGGAAGCGGCTATGAAGGAGCTTGCCATTGGCAACCCTCGCGTCGTGTTCTATGACTGCGATATCAAGGAACGTCGTGGTGACAAGCGTCCCGATCTGCGGGCGATGAAGTTCCGCACTTCGTAAACACCGCCCCGCGTATTTCAAACTTTTTGGCCCTCAGAGAAATCTGGGGGCTTTTCTTTTGCCTTCACTCGTGTTATTGCTGTTACCCTAAGCAATACCTTACGAAGGTGAACAATGATCGATACAGCGATGGTGAAAAGCCTCCTGACTCATTCGGTATACGAAGAGTCCAAGGAACGGCTTCGGGCCAGCCTGTTTGCGGAGGATGTCAGGGACGTCTACCGCATCTTGGTTGATGCCCATGAGAAATACGGAAAAGACCTTACGACCGGCGATCTTATGGCCCTTTGGTCGGCCCAGAACCCGGTGGCGACTGCAGCCCAGAAGAACGACTTCCGAGAGCTGGTTGAAGATATCGAGGATGCGCAGGCGCTGACAGGAGAGCTTGTCCCAGACACGATCACAGCTCTGTGGCGTCGGGATACAGGCAAGAAGATCGCTTCGATGGGCCTCGAAATTTCGGAAGGCAGTGACGCTGTTATGGCCCAACTGCGGGAGCTGGTAGAGTCCGTTGGTGACGGGTTTGTAGCGGACGACTTTGGCGAGGACACGTCTCAGGAGCTGGAAGACCTCCTCGATATGTTTGGGGATGACCACCGGTTCAAGTTCAACATCCCGACATTGTCTAATCGCGTCTACGGTATTGGCCCCCAAGAGTTTGGGATCGTGTTTGCCACACCAGAGACGGGCAAGACGGCCTTTATTGTATCCCTCTGCTGTGGTCCGGATGGCTTCACTGATCAGGGCAAGAAGGTTGTGATCCTAGGAAACGAAGAGGCCACCAAACGGACGGTTGTCCGTGCCTACCAGTGTGTCACCGGCTTCACCGGGGAACAGATCAAAGACGACCCCGAGAAAGCCATCGCCATCTACAAGGGCAAGACCCGTGACAAGCTGGTGTTCAAGGATATTCAGGATTGGACGCTCGAGAAGGTGAACGCCTATCTGGCGAAGAAGAAGCCTGACGTCGTTATCATCGACCAGCTCGATAAGGTATCGGTTGATGGTAAATTCGAGAAGGGTCACGAGCGTCTTCGTGAGCTGTACCGGCAGGCACGGGAAATGGCAAAGCGCCACAACTGTGCTTTGATCGGTGTCTCTCAGGCTTCCAACGACGCCAGTGGCCGTACCCGCCTCGACTACTCCATGATGGAAGGCTCAAAAATCGGTAAAGCCGCCGAAGCAGACCTGATCATCGGTATCGGAAAGGATCAGGACGACGAGAGCATCACCCGATACCTGACCGTATCAAAGAACAAGCTGTCCGGGTGGCATGGAACGATTCTCGCCCAGATCCAGCCGGAGATTTCCCGATATGTCGCGTAAGAATATGATGATCACTGTCTTCGTTGAGGGGGCAAATGTCTACCTTCCTGCAGTGGTAGAGCTTTATTCCGGGTTCGAAGATGAAGACGCTGACGAGGTAGCTAGAAGACTGTTCCCTCACTTAGAGCCGCACCAAGTATACGGCGAAATGCTCAACTCAAAGACGACCTAACAGACCAAAGGACATGACTATGACCATGCTTACACGAATTGTTCCTTCCAAGAAAAACGCCGAAATGGCAGAGACCATTGAGAACCTGCAGCGGCTTCGTCAGCTCGACTACGAAGAGCGTCAGAAGCTGCGCATGCAGATCGAAATGATGCAGGAAGAAATCGGCCAACTCTCCAGCCTGATTTCCGAGCAGGAGACGGACATCCTGAACCGGGAAGAGCAGCTTGTGGTAATGCAGGCGGCTCACAGTAGAACAGTGTCTCGGTATCAGCGAACCATTACACAATACAAAGACCACACCCTCTATCTTAAACACCGCCTCGATAGGCAGGCAGAACTGATCCATGACCTCCGCACACCGGTCACACGGTTCGTGGACTTTGTGATGGGGAAGAAGTGATGGACGTGTTTGTTCGACTAACCCGTGAAGAGCTGAACGACTGCAAGCAGGCTGCGTCATTCCGTTGGCAGATGGCTCGTATGGCCGGTGTTAAGAACCAGCGCCGGGATGATAGCCGGTCTGACGCTGACGTCGATCTGTTGGGCATCCGTGCTGAAATGGCCGTAGCCAAGGCTTACGGTCTAAACTTCAACCCGTACAACCTCGGGATCGACGAGGGCAGCGATATGTTCTCGGACGAGATTGGGATCGACGTTAAGGCCTCGTTCCACCGAGAAGGAAAGCTGGTGTTCAAGTCTGTGGATGCCTTCAAGGCCGATCTGGCTGTCTTCGTCACGGACTGTCCAGAGGATGATCGCCTTCTGCGGATTGCTGGCTGGATCACTCAGTCCCGGTTCAAGGGGACATGCCAAGCCCACGACATGGGTGGCGGTAAACGGGCTGCAGCTGTGACACAGGCCGATCTGGCGTCTCCAGAGAAGCTCTGGGCCTTCCTGACCAACTCGAGGAGTGCGGTGTGATGAATGAACATCTTAGACCTAAGCGAACTGGCCGAACCCGTCATAAGGTCGTAACTGTGGGCATTTTTAGACGTAAGCAGCTCGTGGTCCTGCAGCACGAAGTAACAGGCTTCGTGGCAGAGTTCAACGCAGGGATTGTGGGTGGTGAGACCCGTACGTGGTGGGTGGATAGCCAGCCCGAGTGGATCATGGAGGGAAGCGCCGCCGATGAATGATCAACTAGTAGCCCTAGGGGCATCGTTCCTCTTCTTCCTTCTCCTCCTCGTTATCGTCTCTGACCTGATAGGATAATCATGCTAGACATTTCCCGTTTCCAAGATCGTCTCTTGAACGTCGTGGTGTTCGACGCAGAGACGACCGTACAACGGGGTGACAGTAAGAGGGATGACGATCCGTCCCCCTTCCACCCCAAGAACAAACTCGTATCAGGCCACTGGCTGCATCTGCAGGTCAACCCCAAAGACCTAGATCAGTTGAAGGCCCTCAAGAAAACTCTGGCAGAAGGAGAAGTTCCGCCTGTAAGCACCTCATGGTATTACCATAATGATGTATCACACCCAGATACGCCTATCGCTCTGCAGGCAGCGTTGGCCAAGGCCGACCTGTTCGTAGCGCATAACGCGAAGTTCGACTTCCAATGGCTCAATTGCACAGGGTTTAATCCCCCTGAGTTGGTGTTCTGTACCATGATCGGAGAGTATATCTTCGCTCGAGGTCAGAAGATGCCGTTGTCACTAGAGGAGACAGCCAAGCGTCGTCGGGTCACAGCCAAGAAAGCCGACCTGATCAACGACATGTTCAAAAAGCAGAAGCTCGGCTTCGAGCAAATGCCGAAGGACATCGTGCAGGAGTATGCCGAGGCCGACGTCGTGTCCTGTGCCGAAGTCTTCATCGACCAGCTGATCGAGTTTCATCGCCCAGAGAGCGGCAAGCTCTGGCAGGTCTGTGACCTGATGAATGACATGCTCGTGTTCGTGGCCGAGATTGAAGGTAACGGCATCAAGATCGAGCGGGAAATCCTTGAACAGGTTGGGGAAGACTTCCGCGCAGAGAAGGCTGAGATTGAGAAGCGCCTCTACGAAATCGTCGAAGAGGTCATGGGTGACACCCCGATCAATCTGGCGTCTAACGACGACCTATCAGCCGTGATCTACAGCCGTAGGGTTAAGGACAAGAAACTTCACAAGGAGGTCTTCAATCTCGGGACGGACGACCGTGGCAGGCCTAAGTATCCGCCTAGGATGTCTCCCACGCAATTCGCGGGGGCTGTACGGGCGACCACGACGATTGCCAAGCGTCAGGTGGCCCATTGCTGCCATACCTGCGGTGGTGAGGGTACGATCCAGAAATACAAGAAGGACAAGACCCCGTACAAAAATCGGAACAAGTGTCCGACCTGCAGCGGGGCTGGTGCTGTCTATCTCGACTCTGGTAAGGTAGCCGGTCTGCGTCTGTCCCCTGACGGACCAGCTGATGCTGCTGTGGGTGGCTTCAAGACCGACAAGGACACGATCAAGAAGCTGATCTACAAAGCCCAAGAGAAGGACAACCTTCTGGCGGTCGAATTCCTGACGAAGATGATCCGGTTGAACGCTGTTTCGACCTACATCAGCTCGTTCGTGGACGGCATCCTGTACTGGCTCCGGCCAGACGGTATCCTGCACCCTAACTTCAACCAGACGGTTGCTGCTACCGGTCGCCTATCCTCTAGCAAGCCCAACTTTCAGAACCAGCCCAAGGGCGGGAAATTCCCTGTCCGGGACGCTGTTCGCAGCCGGTTCAAAGGAGGCTTGATCCTTGAGGTGGACTATTCAGGCCTCGAGTTCCGTGGGGCAGGGGAGTTGTCCGGTGATCAGCAGATCATTCAGGATATCTTCAACGGCAAGGATACCCACAAACAGACAGCCACGATCATCGGCCAGATACCGGAGTCGGAGGTCACGAAAGATCTTCGTCAGGCAGCGAAGCCGTACACCTTTGCCCCTCTCTATGGCGGTATGGGTGCGTCTGAGCCTCCACATGTTCAGAAGTACTTCCAAGAGTTCTTCAACATCTACAAGGGGATGAAGGAACAGCAGACGAAGTGGTGTGAGTCCGCTCTGGTAACCGGGATCGTCGAAATCCCCTCCGGTCGCCAATACAAGTTCAAGAACGTGCGTCGTTTCCGGGGGGGCCGTGTCAGCAACCAGACGAACATCGTCAACTACCCTGTTCAGGGTTTTGCGACCGGAGACATTGTTCCTCTGGCCTGTGTCCGGGCTTTGCGCCGTTTCCGTCAGGATAAGCTCAAGTCTCTCCTGATCATCACGGTTCACGACTCCATCGTGGTCGATGTCTATCCGGGTGAGCTGGAAAAGGTGAAGGCGGCTCTGTCTTGGGCGATGCAGGGCGTTCACGAGGAAATCAAGCATCGTTGGGACTACGAAATGACGATCCCTCTGGCCGTGGAAATGGAGGCTGGTGAGAGCTGGATGCGTCTATCCGAAGAAGAAGTACCAGATCCGGGCGTGAAGATGCCCGGTCACCCTATCGATGATAATCTAGAGGAGTTGTTTGCAGCATGATCACAGCAGAAGAGGCCAGAAGCCTAAACCCCCGCCAAAAAGAGACCGATCTGATCCAGTTGGAGAAACTGATCCGGCATGCGGCAGTACACGGCAAGACCTTTATCCGTGTTCCGGGCGGGTACGTACGGAATAAAGGCTATCATACGCGCTTCAAAGCAGAGGGCCTTGAAAAGTCTCTGGTAGATGCAGGGTTCAAGATCAAGCGTCGTAGTGAGGCCCGTCAGTTTATGGACCTCTGGATTGAAATTCATTGGGGAGAAGAAGAATGATCCCGATCAAGACACAAGTGAAACTGTGGGACGCCCTCACAGACGCAACCTACGTCGCCTACAAGCTGACAGGCTCGTTCCATATCTGGGGCTTCCTTATGGCCTGCAGCCGGAAGGCAGACACAGCCTACATGCGGTCTAAGGAGGCCGACTGATGGCCTCTATGTCCGGGTACGCTGTCGTCCCACCAATATCTCCGTGGGATGGAACCAACCGGGACTTAATCGAGCTGGACAGTGCATATCGCACCCTTGGCAGGACACCTGCAGAGGCATGGCATAGGCACTGCCAGTTCGGCCCTAGGAACGTCCCGAAGCTCGAACGATCCCGCATCATCCAGCATTGGCACGACAGAGGATACCGGATCGTCCCCGTGCGTCTAGAAATCATGAGAACAAACAGTGAAACGACCGGAACAAAGTGTTGACAAGTTACCTTAGTGACGGTAATATGGTCAGACAATTTCAACGTGGAGTACCCATGACAAGCACAGAAGTAGCAGTTGTAAACGCAGCAGAACTGGCAGCACTCGCAGGCGCAGCAGGTGCCGACCCGACCGCAAACAGCGGTCCTCGCGTTCCGCAGCTTAAGGTCAACATGGAAGATGAAGACGCGGACGGCACAACCCTCCCTCGCGGAAGCTTCTTCGTCACCGATCAGGATGTGACGGTTTACGCCAAGAACGTCCGGTTCCGTCCTCTGACCCATCACCTGCAGTACACGCACTACGATGGTAAAGAGAACAAGATGGTCTCTCGCACCTTGCAGAACACCTCGTTCCAGCAGGAATTCCGGGACACAAATGGCACTATCCGTTGCGGTCGACCGGGCGGTCAGGAATGGAAGAACATGCCGGAAGAGGCCAAGAAGAAGTACGAGGACATTACTTGCTCTCGTCTCGTTCGCGGCATCGTCTCGTATGAAGGTGAAACCAAGGACGGCGAGAAGGTGACGGTCGAGAACGTCCCCTGCGTTCTTCGTCTCAAGGGTTCGAACTTCATGCCGTTCGAAGAGCAGTACATGAAGGCTCTGCCGAATGGTCGGATGGTCTGGGACTATTGGATCGATCTGTCCCCGAAGCGTGAGAAGAACGGTTCTGTAGTTTACTACATTATCCAGTTCGCAGCTGACTTCTCGGCACCGGCACCGGTTGATGTTCCCACATTCGAGACCATCAAGCACTTCACAGCTATGGTCGAGGCCGACAACGCCAAGGTCGAAGAAGCTTACAAGAAGGCGCTGGCCCGTAAAAACGGTGACGCAGACGTCTACGACAGTATCGACTACGGCGACAGCAACTTGGACGCTGACTTCGAAGACGCCGCCTAATCCGGGGTCTGTCCAAACCAAGGGGGGCCTTTGTGTCCCCCTTTTTTGTTCCAAGTTGAGGTACGTATGAATTTAATGAAGCTCCAAGTCTTTCAGGTGTTGGACAAGGTCTCCAACAATGAGCCTGTGGACTTCGACGAAGCGTGGATCGAGGAAGCCGGTGAGCAGTTCAAGGACGCTCTTCGGAAGCAATTCGTTCCCCGAGAAAATAACGACAAGTTCCGTGTCCGCATGTCCAATATTGGTCGCCCACTGTGTCAGCTACAGCAGGAGAAAGCCCTTCTGGAGGCAGGGGAAGCCAGACCCCGTATGCCGTACAACCACGTCATGCGGATGGTGATCGGTGACTCGGTAGAAGTAATCAGCCGGTTCGTGATGAAGATCGCCGGAATCAACGTCACATCTGACGGGGATAAGGTTGAGCTGGACGTGGCCGGTGAGAAGATCAAGGGCGAGAGTGATATCGATATTGACCGGAAGGTTTGGGATATCAAATCGACCAGCCCGTGGGGTTTCACCAATAAGTGGATGAAGGGCTACGCAGGTTTGGCCGAGGACGACAGCTTTGGCTACATCGGTCAGATCATGGGCTACTCTGACGCTCAAGACAAGGAACCCGGTGGCTGGGTAGTTATCAACAAGTCCACGGGGGAATGGGAGTTTGTGTCTTTCGAAGGTTCGGAAGAAGACAAAGCCCGTATCCGTCAGGAGCGTGAGAATACGGTCATGACTCTCCGTGACAATCTACCGTTCATGCGCCGGTTCGAACCTGTGGTCGAGACCTACTACCGGAAGCCGACAGGGGCTGTGAAGATCCCTAATCAGTGTGGTTTCTGCGACCACAAGCACCGCTGCTGGCCCGAGGCAAAGTTCCTGCCCCAGCCCGGTAGCAAGGCGAAGAACCCCGCCCGTAATTGGTATTTGAAGCACCCGGAAATGGAGGTGGAAGATGCCGATTAAAACCTCTTCTGCTAAAGCCAAGGCTAGACGCCTTCAGGATTGGGTAAGAGACACCATCTACAAGTGCTTCCCCTCTCTGGAGCAGGGGGACGTGACCTGTGCGATTATGGGTGAATCTGGAGAAGACATAAAGCTCTCTCCCGCTGCCCGCCAACTGATCCCGATCAGTGTAGAGTGCAAGGCCCGCAAGAGTTTCGCCCTCTACAACGATTACGACCAAGCGACGACCAACGCTCCGAAGGGTATGGAGCCTGTCCTGTTTATCAAAGGCGACAGGAAGAAGCCCCTCGCAGTGATCGACGCAGAGTATTTTCTAGACCTGATGAAAGGACGCCTAACATGACCAAAGACATGAAATACCCAGATCCCGGACAGATTAGTCTGACCATCGTGCGTACGGAGGATGGCAATCTCCAGTCTCGTATCGCCTTCAACATGGACGGTGTACCGGACGACGAGCTGCCGTTCTTCCATGCCCTTCGTGAGGGTTTGGTTCTTCTGGGGTCCGACCCCCAAGAGATTGCGAACGAGGCTGTAGAAGCTCGGATGGAGTTTAATCAGCTGAAAAACATCTACGACACGATGTATTCTAACCCTAAAGGACAGGGAGAGCAGGTAAAGCCAGAGGAGGTCGATCTGGAGAACGTGGTTACATTCAAAGGGAGACCGAACTGATGTCTGTACTGGTGTCTGGTGAAACTCTTCAAGATATACTGCCCCTCTGCCGTGAAGGGGATAAATTGGAATGTGTGTGGTCGGCCAAAACTAGCACCTTCACGAGAGGAAGGGCCTACATTGTACAGAAGAACCAAAGAGGTAACCTCTACATCCCTTGTGATAAGGGCGTAGGTCAGACGACGTCGATATCAGAATTCAAGCGGGTTAAGGCTGAGGCTCCCTCGGATCGATCCAAAGGTAAGATCGCCTCGGATGGCTCCAGCTCGGACTATTACAAGCTCCCCGACCACGCCAAAGAGCTAGGTCACCTGATCGACCACAAAGGCATGTCGTTCAACCGTGGCAACATCTTCAAGGCCTGCTACAGGCTGGGTGAAAAGGAGGGTGTAGACCTCCTCTACGACCTGAACAAAATTAAATTTTTTGCTGAACGCCTGATCGAGCAGTATCACAGGGGGGAGCATATCTAAGCCAGAAAGTGCTTGACTAAGGTAACAGCGATGGGGTAGAACGCTCATACGTTGTTACCTTAACGACTACCCTAACAGACCAAAACAGGATATAACATGGATATCAAGACGTTTATTTCTGCCCCGGCGCGGGAATTCGAGGGAACCCTGATGGTGGAATTTATGTCCACATTTGAGGCGTCTCTGGACCCCGCTCTTTGGATCACCTTGATCGAAGAAGAGCATGCCGAGGTGATTGAGGCTCTCGACGCCTATCTGGCCGACAAGACCACGGAAAACAAGGCCGCTCTGCTGAAAGAGATTGCCGACCTTCGCTATGTTCTGGTGGGCATGAACGCAGTTCTGGTCCCTCATTTCGAGGCTCTGGTAAGCCCAGACAGCGACCTCGGTCAGCGTATCATGGCCACGGACAAGGCTATCACAGAATTGGCCGGTCGCACCGACATCCCGTTCGACTACGAGACCATGCAGAAGGCGTTCTATCGTGTGCATGTCTCCAACATGTCGAAGCTGGGTGAGGACGGGAGACCGATCCGTCGTGAAGACGGCAAGGTTCTCAAAGGCCCCAACTACGAGGAAGCCAAGTTGGAGGATCTGGTGGCATGAAGGCCCTGACCATCGATCCGGAAGATTTTCGTATCGCGGTCGAGAACATGGACGAGGAAATGCTGGAGCGTCTGGTTGAAGAACTCCAGCAACCCCTTCTCGATCTGGAGGCCGACGACTTCTTCGGCCCAGAAGGCATCAACAACAGGTTCAGATAATGACAGAACGTAACCCTATAGCAGAGAAAATCACCGGTCGCTATGTTGTGGCCGGGGATTGGATCGTAACGAAAGAGGAGCGGGAGGCTATCTTCCTACTCCGTGAAGCAGTCCAAGAAATCGACCGGCTGCAGGCAATCGTCAACACCCACGAGGCCACCGTAGAGGAGGCCACAGAGGCTGCACAGGAAGAGCTTCGCCTGACTATCAATCGGTGGGTAGAGCTTTCCCGTGCTGTTGAGAAAGATGGCCAGAAACTGCGCAACGCAGCCCAGTCGTTCGTGACACAATACGACAAAATCTCTGAGACACGAACCCAGAAATAGCAGGACTTTCTCCTCCCTGAGTCCTGCTTGGCCCGCCTTTGTGCGGGCCTTTTTTACCCCCAAACCCCAACAAAAATGAGGCTTGAATGCTGTCAAACAAGTACCCCAATACGACTCCGTCTGCTCGAGCAGAGCTGATCACCCGACGCACCTACAACCGACCTATCGATGATGCGGCCACTCAGTTTGAGACATGGCCGGAAACCGTTGATCGTGTGATTAACCACCAGAAATGGCTCTGGGAACGTGCCAAGGGTGCGGACCTGACCAATGCAGAACTCGACGAGCTGGAAGAGCTGCGTCAGATCATGCTGATGCGAGTCGGTACTCCTTCTGGCCGTACTCTGTGGCTGGGCGGCACGGATGTAGCCAAGCATCGTGAGGCGTCTCAGTTCAATTGTTCGTTCGCTCTGGTTGAGACTGTCCATGACGTCGTGGACTGTTTCTGGCTGCTCCTGCAGGGCTGTGGTGTCGGCTTCAAGGCTGTTCCGGGTATCCTGTCTGGGTTCACTTCGCCGGTAGAAGTCGAGGTGATCCGGTCTCAGAAGGTTCTGGGCGATCCAAAAGGCTTCGAAGAGAACTTCGCAGAGGTACGCGGGGACACCTTCTATATCTCTGTGGGAGACAGTGCAGAGGCGTGGGCAAAGCTCCCCGGTAAGCTGCTGGCTCTGAAAGCGTCCGTCAAGAAGATCGTGATCGACTTCTCCGAAGTCCGGGCTGCAGGCATGCGTCTCAAGGGCTACGGCTGGATCAGCTCCGGGGACGAGACCATTTCCGTTGCCATGACTGAACTCTGTAAGATCCTGAACAAGCGGGCAGGTAAGCTCCTGACGGCGATGGACATTCAGGACATCCTGAACTGGCTCGGGACAACCCTGTCTTCTCGTCGGTCGGCAGAGATTGCCATGATGGACGCAGAGAACCCTGAAATCGACGACTTCATTGGGGCGAAGAAGGACTTCTGGGAGTGGTATGACGAAGCCGGGAACAAGGTTCCGGAAGGTACTCCGGGAGCCTCTCAGCGTTTCCACCGTCAGCAGTCGAACAACTCCATCGTGTTCTGGCGCAAGCCCACGAAGGAAGAGCTGACTAACATCTTCGACAAGATCGTGGCAGCTGGTGGCTCGGAACCGGGCTTCATCAACGGTCAGGCTGCATACAAGCGGGCGGCATGGTTCAAGGGTGTGAACCCCTGCGCCGAAATCTTGCTGGGCAACAAGTCGTTCTGTAACCTCGTCACTCCGGATTGGGGCAAGCTGGCGCAGATGCCAATGATGGATGCTCTGCGCGTCCTGTGGATCATCGCCCGTGCGAACTACCGCCAGACATGCGTGAACCTCAAGGATGGCATCCTGCAGGAGACATGGCATGAGCTGAACGAGTTCCTGCGTCTGTGTGGTGTAGGTGCTGCTGGTATCGTCAAGATGTTCGACCATCTGAAAGACGAGAACACGATCATCAACTGGTTGACTGAGGCCCGTCTGGCGGCTCGTAACGGTGCCTTTTCGATGGCAGACGAGCTGGGCATGCCGCGTCCGAAGGCGGTCACCACGGTGAAGCCTGATGGTACTGTTGGCAAGGTCTTTGATACAACTGAAGGTCTCCACAGACCATTGGGAAAGTATATCTTCAACCGTGTAACGTATTCCAAGTATGATGAAGTCATACCGGCTCTTGCTGCCGCTGGTTACCTTATCGAGCCTAAGCCATTTGAGCCTGACAGCGTCCTAGTATGTTTTCCTGTCGCCTATGAAGACGTGAAGTTCGACACTGTCGATGGAAAAGAGGTCAATCTAGAAACCGCAGTTGATCAGCTGCACCGCTACAAGCTTCTCATGGATCATTATGTGGACCATAACGCTAGTATCACTGTTTCGTACGACGTAGACGAAGTACCCGAGATTATTGATTGGGTTTTGGAGAATTGGGACAGCTATGTAGGCGTCTCGTTCATTTTCCGGAACGACCCAACAAAAACAGCAGAAGACCTCGGGTACGCTTATCTCCCTCAATCTGTCGTAACAAAACAAGAGTACGAAGCATACGTCTCTACTCTCAAGCCTGTAGATTTTGACTCTGTATCCTCTCTCGTAGAGGATCTGGAAGCGTCATGTCTTACAGGGGCCTGCCCAATTAGGTAGTCGATGCCCGCGTTCAAGGATTACGCCGGGTATAGAAATGGTCGGCTGGTAGCGATTGCGCCAGCCGGTCGTAACTCTCATGGACAGATATTGTGGTTATGTAAATGTGACTGCGGTAACGAGATTAAAGTCCGGCAGGTAAAGTCGACCAAGTCTTGTGGATGTCTGAAAAAAGACTTGTGTGCTGATAGATGGACTACTCACGGCAATAGTAGAAGGCCTGAGTATTCATCTTGGAGACAGATGATACGGCGCTGCGAAGTTAGATCTTCTTACTCGCATGTCTCTGTATGTGATCGCTGGAAAGAGAGTTTTGAGGCTTTCTTAGAGGATATGGGGGAGCGTCCAGAGGGCATGACCCTAGATCGTATAGACCCGGAGGGAGACTACA